TGCCAAGCCTGTCTCAATGTTAGGATCTCTAAGAGCCGTTTCAATAAACCTGTATTCGTCAACAAGCTCTTGTGCTTGACCAACGGCGGCGTCTTGCTTTTCCAGTTGTTTATAGGCGTAATTTAAGGCGGCTTCGTCAGGTTTGCCCATGTCTACCGTGGTTTGCGGCTTGGTTAGATATTTTTTGATGATTTCTTTCCCTTCAGGACTGTTCGGATCAATCCCAGCCGCACGAAGATTTTTCAATAATGATGTTTCGTCAGGAGACTTGTTATAAATCTCATACAGTTTTGCCTCTGTCAGACGAGCCTCTAAAGCATCTTTCCTTCTCTGACGCTCTAGCTCTTGCTGGGCTTTCAGCGTAGCCGCTTGCTCTGCCGCTGTCTCTTTCTTAGCCGTGGTGTACGCCTGAGCCGCTTCACCTAGTATCTGGCTCATAGCAACTGGCCTATCTGACCAACCTGATAGCTGTAGCATCTTTGCGCCTGCCGCACCTAGACCAGCGGCCTGTGGTGTGCCAGCTTTAGGCATCATGCCGGAGATACGGTCACTCAGTGACGGCGGAGCTTTCGGAGCTTGCTGTTGTATGCGTGTAGGCAGAGCCATCATCTGCTGTGCCGCTGTGCGCTGTGGGCGCATCTGCTGTTGAAGTACGGCCTGACGCAATGGCATTAGACCTTGGCCAATAGGAGCGCCTGTGCCAGTCTGATCTGCCAGCCCCAGAAACTGAGTGGCTAGTGGACGCTGTACATTGCCATAAAGAAGGGGGTTTCTAATGCCGAATCTATCAGCCATGTTAAGCTCCTAATAAACCTGCTATGCCACCCATAGCCGCCCCGCCCATAGCTCCAAATGGAGTTCCAGCACCCATCTGTGCGCCTGATAATGCACCGCCGAAGAATCCAGCGGCAGGCTGACGATATTGCGGGGTAATTGTTCTGCCACCCAATGCACCAGAACCGCCCTGAACCATAGTAAGGTAATCAGCCAGCTTCTGTGCAGGCCGTGCCTCTTGGAACTGGAAGCGCTCGATATCTGCCGCCAGTTCTGCCTGTTCCTGAGCCTCACGAGCCGCGCCCACCTGCGCCAGTGTCTGCAAGTCAGCAAAGCCGAACTCACGCGCCGCTGGAGCTTGCTGGATAGCCGCCTGCTGTGCCTGATATACCAGAGGCGCTACAGCTTCTGCAACGGCCTTCTGTGCGTATCCTGAGCCGTAACGCCCTGACATCTGCGCGGGGTTTAGAGCCGCCGCAATGGTTGGCTGTAAAGCCTGCTGGAAAAGCGGGTTAGTGCCTGTCAGGTTCTGCATAACAGCCTGCTGTACGGCTGGTATCATAGGTGAGCCAGCGGTGGCGGCTGAACGGTAGCCGGACAGAGCCATCTGTGTCTCAGGGCTGAAACCAACTACAGTGCTTTTAGGGTAATACTGAGGCCGTGCAGACTGGTATAAGTCCTTTGCCTCTTCCATACCATATTCGATAAATGGCTGGGCAAACTTGCTTGGTGCTGTTGTCTGCGTGATTGTTCTCTGTGAACCGCCGCCTTTACTCATCTTACAAATCCTTCACCAATATGGTTGCTGTGGGCTGATAATCTTTTAGCTGTCTCTCCCAGCCCTTGCGCCCGATAATCTCCATTGAATCGCATCCCTGACCTCTTGCCCAGATGCTTACCTTTTTCTCCGCCTCTATAAGCTCTTCCATCTCACCGCCTGCTAACCATATCCGGCAGGTAGCTCTTTGAGGGTAGTCAACTATCTCCACCACTATAGCAGATTTTTCCAAAGGAAAAAATGCCGCACGGTTATTCGTTATCGCTTGCCACACATCCTGTAACGTATGACTATGCCCTGCATATACTAGCGCCGCCTGTATGTAGTCAGCGCATCGCTCAAACTCATCAGCCGATGATGAGATATGCAAATCTTGCTGTGTGTCCTTGATTGTCATGTCCAATCACCATAGTTCCGTTTGTGCTAGTGCCTTTCACATAAGGGTTGTGATGCCAAGGGTCGTGGTCAACACCACAGAAAAACACTAGGCTTTCCACGCTATAACGAGGCTCACTCACAGTCGTTTCCGTAACATTTGCGCCTAAAGTGACGTAGCCAACGCTGTTGAGGCCGCCCTCAATAGTGCGGTTCAGCACTTCAGCGATTTCTCGCGTGGTGGCTGTAACAGGATTAAGGGTTCTGAAATTAGTAGTGCGCTCTGAGATTGTCATCTGCGACCTATCTCCCTAGCCTCAACATCAATGCCATGAGCAACCTTCCACAAGCCGCTAATGTTGAACCTGACACGATGATACCTGCCCTGTTCCCTAAAGGGGGCAAAGCCATTGGCATTTGGCGCAACCGCGCTGGAGAAGTTTACCGCGCCGCTGTGCAGGTTTCTTGTGCCAATCTCCATAGTGGTGCTACCGCCTTCATGGTAAGGGTAAACCCGTGTAACTATGGCGTGTTTGCCCTTCGATAAAGATGTCTCGGCAGTTGTTATGGTTGCGTCTATGGGGTCGCCAGTAAAGGCATATATCTTATTCCCCAGAGCGCCGCCAAACAGGAACTGACCGCCCTTATACAGCGCACTATCCAATGAGGCTGGCAAAGCATCAACGCTTGTGCTGATATTGTCCAGAGCCTCAAGCGTATATCCGGCTGTAAAGAACGGCGCAATTAAGTCAGCGTCTACATTAGCAATAGACCACCTGTTCAGTGCATAGTTGTATATCAACAGTCTGTTAGGGGTTGTTGTCAGCGCATTGTTGGACACATAAGACCAAACTGCCAACTGCCTCTGCGGGTCAACAGTGCTGGTCATCTTGTCCTTTTGGCTGAAATCAAAGTCCTCGAAGAAAAAGCGGTTCACCTTCTCAGCACCAATCGGGTTGGAGCGAGAACCATCAAAGACATAAAAACCGTCATCTGATAGATAGAAAATCATGTGGCCTACATTGCACACAGAACCAGATACCTGACAGCCTCTAGCTGTCTCAACCTTGTCAAACTGGAACACCAGAGGCAAGCCGCTGTATGTAGCCCGCACAATCGCCCGTTCCATCAGGATGGTGCAGTATTCTCCGCCCACCATGCCGGTGATGTTCCCAGCGTCAGGGATGTCCTGAAAGTCAGACTGGTTTGTGCCGGATGTCCAGCTTGTCGCATCGCTGAAGCCTGACCATCTTACGCGATATGGAACACGGCCTGAACCCTCATCAATATTGCCTGTCCACACAAAGTCACGAACCACCGTCAGAAAGTCTGCCTTTGGTGGTGTGCCGGAAAGATCTGCAAAGTTGCTGTCCGTGCCAAGCTGAAACTTCTGCAAGTTCTCGCCAACACCACCAGCGGCGATAACAGTGTCGCCAAACTGCACAAAACGCCAGCGCTCACCAGAGGTTAGGCTATAGTTGCCGCCAGTGTTTGTGATGTCGTCTAGGTTTGATGTGCCGGAGTTGAACTCATACAGCTTTGTGTCATCGCCAGAGAACAGCTTGATGTTTCCACTGTTATCCTTTGCGGCAAAGATACCTTTTATTGTTCCTGACGCAGAATTTGAGTAAGAAACAAACTCGTTCAGGGGCGCATAACCACTGGCTTGCGGCACGACATTGGTTGCCTCAACAACGCCGGAGTTCATATAGTCTGGTTGGTCTGGTAGCCATTCGCCGAACTGTATCATATCTGCGCCCATGTTGCTGTGCTAACAGTTGGCTGTGACCAAATCTCACTACCAACCGAAATGTCTGTCCAAATCTCATTACCAACCGCAACATTGCCCCAATCTTCGCCAAGTATCTTGGCTGTTGATGTGGTGGTCATGCTGGCGGACGGTGTGCCTGCCATAGCAAATATACCATTTGCTGAGGCTGTTGTCGTCAGGGCAGTGGATGCCGCGCCTGACATAACATACACAAAGTTGCTTTTTGATGTGGCTGTAACCGCCGCACTAACTGAGGCGCTTGCCGTCCTTATTCGTGTGTAGTCATTTGCCGCCGTAACTGCCACACTGACAGAACTGCTGACCTGCCTCAGGGGCGTAATAACAGCAGAGAAACTCGCCGCGCCTGTAACAGACCCAGCCATTTCCCTGATGCGTGTGTTATCCGATGTCGCTGTTGCGGAGATAGAAACAGCGGCTGGCATCTCAATGGCAAACTGCACAGCACCTGCGGCTGTCACAGCAAGGCTGGCAGAACCAATGAAATGCTTTACATCAAGGTCGGCAAGTTGCTCCAGATTGCCGAAGCCATCCAGAGCGTCCATTGTACCCCAAGCATCCAACTGCTCTAGCGTTGGATTTGACCAGTCAACCTGCGTAAGAAAATCTGCGCTGTCTAGCGATATAGTCAGCGTGTCGATATTGTTCTTAGTAAAGTTGTCTAGGCTGGGAGTACCTGTCGGCATGGCCTACACCTAGTCGGCTGATATGTCTAAGTCGCCAGCAGAAATCTTCAGAATATCGCCTGTATCAATCAGCTTCGCGGTGGTAAATGCGCCATGAATAAGCAGGTTGCCACCTGTGCTTGCGTCAAAGATGCCAAAGTGGCTAACAGTACCCCAGCTTGCTGTAGCCGCTGAGAACTCGATTGCCGCGCTGTTATCGGCTGTGCCGGAAGCCGCCGCATTGAAAGCCGCTGACTGACGGGCATACCCTGAGCCGGAAAGCTCTGTGCCTGAATGGTCATCGTTGAATGATGCCGTCGCTAGGCCAACGTAAACTGTTGACGGCATGGTGTAAGCACCAGTACCTAAGATGTGGTCGAGAATCTCGTTCTCTAAATAGTCGCTCATTGCTGACATGGTTATCTCTCCGCTTGTGCGTTTTGCTGTGAATATGCTGATTTGATTGTCAAAGAACCTGTGCCATAATGGCTTCTCTGTTCGTCCACCTTAATCTCTTCCATGATTCTGGTGAACTTCTGATCATACTGTGCGGCTCTAGCCTCATCCAGTAGATAGGCATATCCCTCTGCCAGCGCACCGTACAAATACAGGTCGGGGCTTCTGAGGAACAATGTGGGGGTTACAGTCGCGCTGAGAGAGGGTAGTGAACCGATATATACAATCTCAGAAACATACGCAGAATCAGGAATAGGCCGGAGCTTCATCTCCAACCCAACAATGCTGTAACCCTCTGGCATCCCTGTGCCATTTGAAGAATACATACTGTCCAAGGCAGACGGGCTGTAATAAGTTAGCACCCGTGTTGGTGATGCGTTTATCTTTACTTCGCGCACCTCGCGGAAATCGCTGGGAAGCGCTATATATTCATCACCCGCAGTAAGCGTAGCTTGAGAACGCTTTTCCTGTTCGCGTGTCTCTAGCTCACGGCTCATGCGTGATTCAGCCAACTGGATGAACTCAGGTATCTGTGTGGTCAAGTCACTCCGCGCCATAAAGTTGGCGATGGATGACTGCAAATCTGCGTAGCTAGTAATGCTCATAAGTGACCGCCGCCTGTTCTAAACACTCTGTTCTCGTTACTGTTCAGCCACTGCTTCCAAGCCTTCGGATTATCAGCAGGTCTGCCGAACTTCTGCACCAGCTCATTATACAGCACATTCGGTATTTCCGCCACATGAGCCATGTGCTTCTGTGTGCCTGTCA